CCCAGTCCGGAAACATTTCGATGGCGTAGCGTGGGTCTGTCTCTCGCTCCAGAAGATCAGCGGCACGGCTGTCGACAAAACCCCAATACTCACAAAGACCGCGCACCGTTCTCCAGAGAACAGTACCGGCAGTATCGCGTTTCCCCCTTGCTTTAATTATCTCTTGTTCAGTTGGCTCATAACGCGGCCAAGCCTGCCCAACCGGCAGTAACCTCATGAAAGCGTCAGTATAATCCTTGCCTGACCTGCGGACGTGCCTGTCTGTCATGACAGAAACGGTATGGCCCCTTGCGGGACTACCGCGTCGGGCACATCAAAAATGATCGTATCAAGAATCGCCATGTGACCGGGCGACTGCATCACTTCGTCAACATCATCAATCAGCCGAAACGATATCACCTTGTCGGTGCCCATAATTGCATAGCTTTTCCAGACAGAATAAATCGTCTGTCCCGGTGCAGCAGCCGTCAACAGTAAGCGTTCAAGGCTATCCTGTATTTCATTTCTGACATCAGGTGTATCTGGCACCAACTCGGTAATGGTTATCGACATTGGTTGCGGGATCGGTGCTTCGACAAAGAGATCCTTGACCGTAACCGGTCTGGTCGTGGCGAGATATTGCTCTACCGCTATAATATCGTCTTCATTGGGAATACCGTGATTGTCTGCCCGCACATCATCCATACAAAATCTGACAGTTACAGTGCCAATGCCCATCTCCAGCGGATAACACCATGCGCGCGTCACCCCCGGTACAGCCAGCACCCATTGCTCGTAATCCTTGGCGTCACCACCCATCGGGGTTTCACGGATGCGCTGAAGAACGCGGACGCGCAATTCTTCATCTGTCTCATCATCGGTACCGCCAGTCAGTTCGACAACAAAAGCCGGATCATCGACATTGGAAAGTGGGGTAACGAAACTTAGCGGTGCCCCGTTTTCCAGATTTCCAGCAAGCCCCGGAGAAAGAGCACGGATCTCAACCGGTGTTTCCACGGTGCCAATCTCTATCTGAAATAACGTCTCATAGTCTATTTGACCGCCACTTAATTGTGTTGCGGCAGGCACTACCGTGCCCGGCACACCAGTTATCTCCGCAGTGCCTTGCGACAGCGTTGCGGACTTGCGGCCAAAGGTGCCATCAGCATTGCCCAACCAGATAGCACCATGCCGATCAAGCCATTCAGTCTCTGCCGTATCCGGAAGAAACTGCAATGCGAGCCAGTCAATGTAGCGCATAACCAGATGTGCAAGCGCCGCCTGCGCGTCAGCGATGACCCGTAGAACGCTGTTGCCAACGAACGTAGCGCGGCCAAGTGAGGTGGTTATTTCACCGCGAACGGTTTCACGAACCGAGCGTAGTGTAGGAGTAGACCAAGGCAATGGTTAATCCCCCTGTCTGATGCCATCCCACAGATTCTGAAAGCGCAGTTCGATCTGAAGGGTCGGGCCGCGATAGACTTTTACCGAGACATTGATCTGCTGAACACCGACCCTTGATGCTTCAACTTCAATATGACTACAGATGCGCTTATCGATTATTGGCTGAAGTGCAATGCGACAATATTCCTCTGCCATCGCTAGAGTCGAACCGTCTCCGGATTCAGCGGGAGCAATCTTGGACCGACTCAGCAACCAGAGTTTCGCACCGATTGGCCAGCCATCCCAAATAGTTTCAGCTTCAAAATCTCCCCACCAGCCACAACGATCTTCGCTATCTGGGTCCGGCCTGATGTCGTCTGACGCTGCTAAACCCCACGTCATCAGTGCAACCTTGACGATGTTCACCAACTCTTCTGTCTCATCGAGCATGTTGTCTGGCTTGAGCAGCCAGTCAGCCCAGATACCTTCAAGGTCGGTGATACTGACAATGCGAATATCTGCCATTTACGAACTCAGCGCCACGATGTCGCGAACCATGAAAGCTGGATGGACGGTTTTGTTCTCAGCGATCAGTTCTTCGCTGCGAGAAGGGTCGGCATAGATACGGTTTGCCAACGCAAGTGATGGATAGTTGACGGGAAACGACATCCAGACAACCCGGGGCAACTGTCGCTCCGTTGCCGACAAATGCTGGATCAGCAGCGCCGACACCGCAACAAAGTTCTGATAGTCACGAACTACAAAGGAATCTGTCTTGTTCAATTTGATGTTGTCAATGATCGGAACCATCTTGTCGATCATGACATCCACTTCGGTGCGGCTCTTAAATTGGATTCTAGAAATAATCTGACATTGCTCAGCAAACGACATGATGATCGCCGCATTCACGATAGCTACGGTCAATGGAAAACTCGGCGTTTCCGCAAACATAGCTGTGCGGACCCCATCCATCGCTTCCAATGTTGACCCAGCATTTCGCGCTGCTTCAAAGCAGGCAAATAATTCAGTGCCGACAGTCTGATCCAATCTCAGTTCAATGAAGTTGCTCATGTACTGACCGATAGTCAGTCGCATGGCGGCGGCGGCAGTACTAAACGACGATACCCGAAAGGCGGTTAACTGCTTCATGATGCGCAGTGAGATTTCTATGGCTTCCGCACGTTCTGTTTTTTTCATTGACCACCGATCACTGGCTCACCGATTGTAACCGTGCCGCCACTGTTATCGAATACCGCACTCTCTGAATTGCCAGCGCCGAAGCTGTTAACATTCGATGCCGCATCCTCTCCTGCTTTCACCGCTCCGTTTTGCAGGGTTGTTTTACTGTCAACCTGCTCTATGGCGTTTCCCGACACGCCTAATTCAACAAAAGACATCTCAAACGTACAATAGCCACCGCGCTCGCGCGTTTCCGATACGGAGTACCGTTCGCAAATGCACTGCTTCGTCCCACCCAAATACGGATCGACCAGCGCTCCAGTGCCCTTGTCCAAGGCGGACATCAACTGTTGCTTGACCGTATGATATCTCGGCCCGATCAAATACGCGGTGATCTGATAGTGAGTAGTTTGTCTGCCCATGTCTTCCGAAAACGGCGTATCGCGTTTTGGGTATTCGTGGGTGACTACGCGACGGCCACCAGTACGGGATTGCTGCTCAACGTGATATTGAACCGATGCAAACGAAGCCGGAACCAGCTTGATACGCCATGGTGCAGGAGAGGCTTCTTGGATCGTTGCCATTCAATTCATCCGTAAGCAAATGTTGCACCGCTGCCGCCAGCCGTCTTCGGCTCACAGTGCGCACCACCGAACGGCAGGCACTTGTCGTCCGGCACCGCATCGTCAGGCGCATTGACAATAACCGGCTTACCTTGGATGTAGACGGCTGATCCAGATGGGATTAGTTGCCCGTTACCATCCGTATTGATGTCGCCCTCTACGGCCCACAACTTGCCATCCACGAATGTCGTTGAATTGCCGACCACGACAGTGGTCGCGCCGCAGGCCCGCGCATCTCCATGTCTGTGCGCTGCTGGCATCAGTTGTGATCGATCCGTGTGGCGTTCAGCTTGATGCCGGACGCTGTCAACTCAATACTGGACCCACCGATCTTGATCGTGATCTTGTCCTTCAGCATTTCAAGTGTGCAGTTACCGGAACCATCCGCATCAAACAGCCAGCGCTTGGCACCCTTGTCATAAAGGCCGACCTTCTTGTCTCCGGGAGCATAGAACTCGATTGTGCCGGATGTCGTGCGTACCTCTGTGTTGACACTGTCGCCTTCGTGCTTGTGATCCTGAACCTGCTCATTCTCACCGATCTCATGCTTCTGTTTTTTCAATGAGACGTGGCGCAAGCTGGCAAACCTCTCCTTCTCTTTAGAGTCTTTGGCTTCGCTCTTGTTGTTATTTGCCAGCAGGTAAGCGCCATCATCGTTGATGTACAATTTCTGTTCAGTGCCGCTGGCGTGATAGAGCGCAGCGTCACCCTCTTTCATGTTGTACGGGCGTACCCGCCGATCAACCAGCATGGCAATGGCATGTGCGCGGCTGCCATTGACATAACTCACCAGCGCCTCCGCAGATTTTCCTTTCGGCTGGTCGTGATTAAAATCCGGACTGTCGGCGGCTGGCTTTTGTGTTGCCGGTTTCTTTCCTTCCTCCTCAAACTGCTTCAATGGAACGGAGGTCAGACCAACAGGTTGCCAGCACTCGATATCGCTGTGCGTCTCCGAATGAAACACGTCACACTTTTTAACCTGCTGACACAAGTTCTTGTCGTCTATTTCTCGGCACGTCCCACGACTGCCACCGGAGTTACGGGCCATTCTGTGAGTTGCCGCGAGTGTAGTGCGAACAGACATTGTTATTGTTGCTCCGTGGGGGCCAACTGGCTTAGGACGTTGGCGTTGACAAGTTCTAGGACCGTGCGCGTCCCGGTGCGGTTATCCTGTGAAAATGTTACCGACTTCAGAGTTAATGAGATGCCGTTCATCACCAGCATAGGCGAGTTGACGATCACGGTCTGACCACGAAGCCACAATCCACCTGAGGGCTTGGACCAGCCATACACTGTCGCAAACACGGTGACGAAATCCTCCATCATCCAGTTGCGTTCTGTCGTGGTTCTTCCCTTGATGACGTTATCGACTGCGGTCGGTAGCTCACTGATGACCACTGCCGGTGCGCCCATCTTGCCCAGCATTTTAAGAGTCTCCTGAGCAAACGGAATGCTGGCTACGTGCGCTCCCCAGATTTTGTTCGTTGCGGGGGCTTGGCTTGATGTCACCACATCCTGACCCATGTATGGGTCGTAGATCGTCTCCCTTCCTTCAATGATGTTGACGCCTTCGGTCACATTGTCCGTTCCGCCTGTCTGGCCGACAACAAGAACAAAGTCGCCCTTCACATTGGATGTGAAGCTGACACCGATGGATGTACTGGAACCGACCGAACGAACAAGATGATCGATAAAATCGTGAATTGATTCCCCCGGTGTTGAGCGCACAACAGGGATAGGTTTATCCGGTAGCTTGCCGCCCTCAACTACGAGATTCAATTTAACCGGCTTGAGAACATCTTTTATTATCGTCTCAAGTGTCTTGTCTTTCCACTCACCGGTCTGGGTAACAACGCTGCCAACCATGATCTCCGTTAGGTTGGCGGCTTGGATTTCAATGTGGTGCTTCTTCGCATCGTAGAAAACCTGCCGTGTCGTAACCTTGCCGGTAAATGCCAGCAGCCCGCCAAGCGTAACGGTACACGCTGCACCGGGCATGATTTGCAGCGCCCCCCAGTTCTTGGTGAGCGGTGAACCCTCAGAGCATGTGAACCGGCAATAATAGAGAGGCGCGGTACGCAACTGGTGTTTGACAAGAACCGTTTCCCAGTCCGTGTAATCCCGGCCATCAACGGTGAGGACCGCAATATAGCGCGGGTCCGCTGCCATGCTTCACTCAAACGCAAAACGATTGAAGTCCGATACGCCGCCGCCTGCCTTGCCACCCTGCGGTGTGCGCCCAAGATTCAGAATCTTGAAGACCCCCGGCTCCTCTGCTGATGGCACTGCTTCATCCGATGACTTGTCAAAAGAAATCTTGCCAGTTAGCGAGCCGTTCTTCGCGGTGGCATTACCTCTCATTGCGTTATCCAGCTTTCTCCTGAACTCGGCATCCTCCGGTTCATAAACAATACCTTCCTTGCCAGCCATACCGGCAAACTCACCGGCCCTCTGCTGGCGGCGCAGCACACTACTGGATGCGTTGCCGGTTGCGCCGGGGTACATGGCAGAACCAGACCCAACACGATCCAGAATCTTGCCGAATTGTTTTTGCGTTTGTTCTGTTGGTGACCGGTAGCGCGGGTTGCCGCCGAAATACGAACTTGCAATCCCCTGCTCGACGGTCTGCCCCCGTGCAGCCCAGCGATCAATCGTCTCCTCGACAAAACCCTGCTGTGCCCTTGGATCATTGCCAACTTCTGCTTGCGCAAGACCCATTAATCTTTGTCGTTTTACCGGGTCTTTCAATTCTTCCATAATCTTTGAGCGGTGCTCTGCCAAGAACTCTTTCTGGCGCATGAGTGAAGCCGGTCCCGGTGCAGCAGCCGGTGCCGCTGGTTTTGCGGTGGACTCTTGAGCCTGTTCGCGGGTCGTGCCTTTCGGAAAACTGCCGGGGATTCCAGTAAACACACGTCTACCGCGCAGCCCTTCCCCTTGTGCTCCAGTTTTCCCCCAACCGTGTCGCGCTGCCGGATCAACACGCCGATTGTTCTTGTCGTAATACTCGACGTGCAAATGCTGGTAGCCGCCAGCCGTGCCAGAAAGGCCAACAACCTCTCCTGCTTTAACCGGATCACCTTTCTTACGGACATTGGTGCCAGACATATGCATGTACTTGGCAGTTGTTCCGCTTCCCGGATAATAGACGGTGACGATGCCGCCTGTGATGCCTCCCTGCTGTTCAGATTTTACGATCACCCCGTTTTCTTCGGCATAGACCGGCGAACCGTGCGGAGCGCCAACATCAAAACCCTGATGAGTGTGCCCTCTGCGCGCAGCACCAATTCCCGCCCACAATTCACCGGTAATTGGTGAGCCGGGTCCGGTTGCTGGCATCTGCACGGCAGCACCGGTTTCCGGAGGAGCGCCGGATGGGCCACCTCGCGGACCACCCGGCAATCCACCCATGGGGGCTGCGCCTTGGGTAAAGGCATTGCTTGGACTAGTGCCGGGGCCAAGCGATGCCAACTGAACATCTGCTCGCTGCAAAATATCCCGAATCTCGACCAGAGTTTCATGCGTGTCTTCTTCAACCTTCAGGCTGTCCCGGCTGAACATGATCGGACTTGCTCCGGACGGCAGCGCTTCCTCGGCGTTTGCTGTGCCGATGATCGCCCCACCAATGGATTTCCAGAACTCTGATCCGCTCATTGATGCTTCTGGGCCACCCTCTCCCTGTAGCTGATATGCGCCACCGGGAAGAAACATATCGTTTGCACCAGCACCGGTAAAAAATTTCCCTTTCGGCTTTGCTTCAATTCCGGGTGCCCATCCTCTCTTGCCGGTGATCGTATCTGACGGCTCTCCCGGCTTGCCCATTACGTCACCGATAATGAACCCGGTCATGACCATATTCTTTACGTTCGTGGCCAGAACCGTGATGTCCGCTATCCGTTCGTGATATCTTTTCGCCGCCTCCGTATTTGCTTCCCACAATTTTGGGACACCCTCCAGCTTATCTTTGGTGATCTCGAACATCGTGGCTTCTTGACCGAAAACATCTTGAATAAGTTTTCGATATCGACCGCCCGCTGGAGCGCGGAAATACGACTCGCGCACCTTCTCGATAGCTTCCATTTCTTTGCGCTGATTGAGCAGGTTTAAAATATTGGTAGCCAAAACCGGGTTCGACTGTTGCAGTCTTTGCAGATTGGCACTGCCAGCCTGATTAACGTAAATCTCCTTCATTACGTTGTGCATGTTCTGCATCGCAGCGGCAGCCTGTTGCGGATCGACACCGGCCCGCTGCGCCTGCTGCTGATATTTATTCACTTCGCCAACAGCCAGACCTACGTTTTCGGCAAAATGAGAAAGATGAAGTTGGCTGACTGCAAATGTATCGAGCGCTTTTGCTACCGCCACAAACCCTCCAGCCACACCGACAGTCAGTGTCTTTCCAAGACCGAGAAATGATTTATCAAGTTCCTGCACTGTCTTTACTGTTTTGTGCCCCTCCTCATTGAAGGCGCTGAATTTCTTTCTGATGTTCTCCATGCTTACGTCACCGGCCTTGCCGGTTTCGATTATCTTGCGGTTGAATTGATCCAGCATCTGACTGGCTGTTCTGAGAACAGTCGAGACGTTGTCGCGAAGCGCGATTTCCATGTCGCGTTGTTGGTCGCCTTCGGCCATGTCATCTCACCAGTTGTCTGTTGATATGTTCCGTGAAGCTATCGAATCCTTCTGTCTCCGTTGAAACGCTGACTCCGGGAGGCACGTTCTCGAAACGCAATTCACCTTTCAGACTTGAACCACCGGGAGAACCTTGGCGATCCATTTTATCTCTCATCGATTGCCAGTCCACGTCTGTTGGTATCGCATCCCTCATCGGTT